CTCTAACCTTCCCCGTCCATTTACCCGTACCTCGGGCGCGGGATGCAAGATAGTTCCAAGTGTAAAAACTAAACCCCGTCAACTCTTCGAAGAATATTGCGTCCGCTTGAAGCCCTTTGAAAGTTTCTCTCACCTTCTGCGGGTTCTCGTCGGCTATCTGTCGGCATTCAATCCAAGCACCCGTCTGTTTGAACGTGATGCGTGGATTCTCGGAAATCTTTATAGAGATGGAATCGCCGTATGCCATTTCAAAATCCGATACAATACCCCCCGCGCTTTTAAGTTCTCCGAGGGTTCTGCGGAAGAATACCGCGCGGTAGTTGCTGTCTAAAAATGGTTCAGAGTTCGCTAAAATTGCCCCAAATGACTTGCCACCGCCAAGGGTACCGCCAAAAATGGCTATATCAACGGAAGTTCTGACGAATTTCTCTTGCCCGCCCGCTTGTGGACTAATGATTTTTATTTTGCTTTCTTCTTGCGCCATAACTATTCCTTTATAGTTGCCGCTTCCCATTATATTCGACACATCAAAATGCTATGCCGAACCCGCCCCGCGTGCAAGAGGACGTTACTTATTTAGTTCTAATATACAAATATACAAAGGACTGAATTGCAACTTCTTCAACATTTTGCGGAATCTTTATCACACTGACGGATTTGAAGTTAAATATTTTTGTTAGTTATAAAACAACCTTTATATTTTTGTCAAAACATTTTTGTACGCTATGAAATTTACTAAAGAACAAGCGGTTGAAAGCCTCAAACGCGAATTGACTAACAACGGCAAGAAAACCTTGCGCATGTCAGAGAGAACATTGGATTCGATAGTAGAAACCCTGCTGCCGAAGTTTGCGAACGAAGATACGGGGTTGCCTGATTTTATCACGGAAGCACTCGTTATCCTGAACCCCGTTAACGACAATATCGGGAAGGATAAATCGGACTTTGCAAAGCAATGGGCAAAAGACCACCCGACGGAACCTGAACCTACTCCCGACCCGAAGCCGAAACCTGCGGAACCAAACTCGGAATACGAGGCTTTGAAGAGGGAAATCGAAGCGATGAAAGCGGAAAGAGAGCAGGAAGCTCTCCAACGGAAATTATCGGACAAAAGAAACGAGCTTTTATCCGCTTGTAAGGAAAAGGGTATTAAAGACGACGAATGGTTGAACTCTTTTATTTCGGAGGTAAATATTACGGAAGAGCTTAACGTGAGCGAAAAGGCCGACTCTTGGCTCAAGCTTTACAACAAGTCAAAAGCACATGTCGAACCTGCTCCGACTCCGCTCCCACCGAACGGCGGCAAAATTGACTCGATTGACTCTCTGAAACGAGCCGCGGAGATGGCTAAGAAACAGAGAGAATCACAGAAGTTTTAACTTATAAAATAAAATACGATGGCGCAAGTTACGAAAGAGGCCGCTGGTACCTTCCTTGCAGGACGTACCCTCATTCAACAGAGCGGCAAAATTGGCGGTGCTAAACACGTTTTCGTCCGTTTCGACGATAACTACAGCGACCTGCTCCCATTCCCATTCGGCGGTAGAATCATGAACGCCCCGAAAGGCGCATTCCGATTCTTCGCTGGCGACTTGTTCTATATGGAATATGACGCCAAAACAGAGAATCCGAAACTTTACATGCTCAAGACCTACGAAGTTGTTTCCGCTTCGGGTACGACCGTAAATATCGTTCGCGACGGTTACAAGCACATTCCGTTTGTCGGTGACGTGCTTACAATCGCTCCCGCCACAATCGGCGGCAAGGGGGAAGCGCTTACGGTTATCGGCGTAACTGAAACGACCGTTACCGACAAGGGTAATGTTTGGGCTTTGACTTTGGCCAAGGCTCCGACTACCGCTCCGAAGGAAGGTGACGTGCTTGTTGAAGCGGACACGGACGGCAATATGGTTGTGAAGAACATCAATGCTTGGGCAGACCAAGACTTGACATTCTCTTACAATCCGAGCGCAAGCGGAGATTCCATGACCGACTTTGAATCGGCCAAGTACTTCTACACGCCAGTTGTTGCGGCTACGGCATACATTCACAAGATGTCACCGCTTCCACAGTGTGTGCTTGATTTGAACTCCGCCAACGTGAACGGTTGGTTCAGAATCGACGCTCGGGTTAAGCCGACAGTTTTGGCTCAAAAGTGATTAATTAACTCCTAACAAACAAGACGTATGAAATTTGACTTTTCCAATTCCAAATACGTTCAAATGTTCGAGAACTCGGTTGAAGGGCGCAACATCATCTCTTACATTCTGAACGACCCAGACCTCATTCGTGCGAATTACGCTCTGTGGAAAACGTTCTTCCCGGTTGACCCGACACTCGTGGCAACAGCGAACGACGGTACAGCCGCAATCAAGATTACGGCGCGTGAGCCTGAACACGCCACCATCGCCGACATGCGTGCTCCTCGCGGTATCGGTCGCCTCGGCGAAGAAGGGGCTTCGAGCTTCTACAACGCCACGTTTGCCGATATGATTTCGGTTTCATGGCAGGAACAAGCTATGGAACGCGAACAGAAGGAACGCATCTTTGCAGAGTTTGGCGACGATGCTCCGATTCTTCTCGGCTATGCAACCAACGTGCTTCAGCCGCGCCTCGACGGTATCGACATGGCACTCACGAACATGTCCATGCAAGCCATCTCCACGGGTCAGGTGCTTTACAACTTCGGTCAGGGTATTAAATCTCCGATTTATTCCGCTCCGATTCCAGAAGCCAACAAGACGACTGCGGGCACAAAGGTTTGGGCCGATGACGACTGTATGCTTCTCGACCAAATCGTAGCTATCTCGAAGAAGTATCGCGAAGAAGTATGGGGTCGTGAAAGCATGGAACTTGAACTTGACATCACCTATGAACAGTTCACTCAGGTATTCTTGAAGAACAAGCAGGTGATTGACACCATCAAGTTCAACTACCTCCTCGACAACGGTCAGCTCATTTCTCAGACGGATGCCGTTCCTGCGGCTCTCATCACCGAAGAAGCGTTCAACCGTTACGTTGCCGGGCGATTCCCTGAACTTCCGAAGATTCGCGTGATTTCGGAACATCAGAAAGACGGCGACAAGATTATCCGCGGTTGGAAGTCGGGCGTTGCCGTTCTTCGTCCTGTAGGCATCGCAGGTCATACTTATCGCACGGAGATTATCGACAAGTATCTCTACGACAAGTACGGCAACAACCAAATCGTGAAGGTGTTTGGCACTACGCTTGACGGCGTTGCAACTGTTATCAACACCACGGGCATCAACGGTATGTACAAGTATTGGGCAACGGATGTTGTGGCAAGCGCCGCGCCGATGCTTGAAAACTACCTCTATCAGGTGCTTATCGACACGACTACTGCCGATTAAAGTGTGCAAAAATCATCATAGGTTCTAATAGAAGGTGAAAGGAGGGGGTTGTGAAATCTCCTCCTTTTTCGGTTATATGCACTCGTTTGACACAGTGATAGTTTAACGGATTTTGCAACTGAACCGAAAACGCTTTCACGACGTATTTTTAAAACAAAAAAAAGTCATGGGTAAAGGACGTTTTAAGAAATGGGCACTCATACACAGCGTTGCGCTTGTGTTCGCAATGGTGGGAGTATCATTTATATTGATGGGATTTTATGTTGACACGCGGGAATCGGTTTCACCTGCCACAATCGGAATCGTAGGTGAAATCATACTCTTCGCGGCTGCTCTGCCTCTGTGCGAGCGGCATGTGGTTAATAAAAGAGGAAGAAAGAGAGATTGATTTATGGAAAACTGCTGCTTTTCAGAATGGTTGACATCACATGTTGTTCCGCAAGTTACTGAGTTCTTTTCGTTCTTGGCGCCTTGGTTGCTGCTGACGCTTGTATCTACGATATGCGATTATCGCTTTGCCGTTCAAGCTTGGAAAGCGGACAGTAAAAGAGATAAGTCGAAGAAGCCGAAAGGGTCGAAGTACTTCAACAAGATAGTCAACTGTTTTTTGCTTGTACTCCTTGCAGGATGTTTCAGAATCACCGCCGACGTAGAGATGGGCGTTACGGCATTGTCTACCACCATGCTCGTCATATTCGCCGCGATGGAGCTTATGAAAGCTTGGAACAGTTACCTGCGCATGGAGAACACGGGCAAACGTATAAATGTTTTGAAAGCTCTCACGGAGTTTTTCAAGTTGAAAGATATTGTTGAAGATGATAAAGACGAGAATTTATCACACTGATATGTAACTTTTTTAGACTTTTCTGATTTTTCTATAACAACTTTATTTTTGTATTAACTAAACGCAACCTCTATTATGATTGAAACAAAGTTTGACATCGTTGATTACGCCGCTAACGGTCTGACGGGCTACACGTTTGAACGCAAGCAGGTGGAGTATGCCGTAATGGCGAGAGGGTTGCAGGATGTAAACGATTTCAGCGAGCTTAGTCAGCAGGATATTGATTTATTGACCGCTGACCTTTTGAAAATAATATATACTACGCCGACTCAAACGGCAAGTCAGACGGACAGTCACGGTGATTTCACCAAGACCCGAGGCAGTCAGTATATCTCGGACAAGAAGCAGATATACGAATGGATGATGGCTCTGTATAAGAAATGGGGCGAGAATCCGTTCCCGACGGACGCCGAGCTTGAAGGAGGTTGCAGTTGGATTGATGAAAGGGATTGGTAATGCCTATATACGATAATCCTAATATCAGCGAATATCCGTACTACGGTGCGTTTTATTCGATTGGCGTTGACGAGAGCAAGCCGCTTGATGAGCAAACTGAGGAAGAAGTATTGGTATATGAAACGGTCTGCGACATTCAGAGAACGTCCAAGCTTAACAGTGCGGGGCTTCTCGGCGCGGAATATACCATATACTTCCCTTTGTTTGAGAACCCCGATTCCACGGGCACTATTGACCTCTACAAGGATATAGTGATACGCCGAGGTATGACTTTCAGAGGGTCGTTTTACGGTTATCCCGTCGAAGGAATCGTCGAAGTGATAAGACCGTCGCAGGTGGGCGGTTGTTCGTGTGATATAAAAGTGAATACTGAAACTTAGCATATGCCTTGGACTCCCATACAAAAGACCATTCAGCAGTTGCAGATTACACAGCTTGCACGCGCGGGTCGAATACTTGCTTATAGGGCATACCACTTGCATAAAACGACCGACCAGTCGCACAACCTCAGCGACTCAATCGGCTGGGCGGTCTACTTCAACGGCAGTCTTAAAGAGATGGGCTACGCCAACGATATAGAGGACTCGGATTCGACTCATAAAGGGTGGCGCAAACGAGGCATTCCGCCTAATACGGGTCGCGGTTGGTTGCAGGATTGGTGTCAGACCTATAAGCCGAAAGGCCGATACGTGCTTGTGGTTGTAGCCGCCGCGTTCTATGCCCGAATCTTGGAGGACGGGGCGCAGGTTCCCTCGGGCGGTACGAAATATAAAATCATAACCACGATTGTGGACGACATGGAGAGGGAAGCCGCCAAGGTTAAAGGCAGGGTATCAATAGTGTACGGTAATAAAAATGAGTAACAGAAACGCAAACATATCGAAGATAGAAACTTACCTTGACAGCATCCTGAAAGGCAAGGTGAGCGACTTGTGTTACGCGGGCACTCTTCCGAGCACGTTGAACACCAATGCCACGGATATGGTGCTTATCGACTGCGGCATGGCGGTGAACGACTACAACTCGCACTGCAAGGGCGCGGTAAACATTTTTCTGTACGCCAAGCCGACGTCGACGGGCCGAAAGAACGTTACACTGCTCTCCAAGATGGAAAAAGCCTTCGACGAGGTTCTTGACAATCAGGAGAGCGAAATTTATAAGATTAGTGAGCTGTATCGCATGTCCGATTACGATACGGTCTATAATATGCACTATATAATCATAGCTATTAACTTGATAATTATTTAGATTATGGCAACAGCAACAAAGACTATTTACACCAAAGCGAAGGAAATCCTCGTAGGTGTGTGGACGGGCGACGACCACGAAACGGCTCCTACGAACGGTATTCAGCTTTCAAGCGTTATCGCCGACTCCTTGTCTATCACTCAGGACGACCCTGATACCACCGACATCGACTGCGAAACTTCCGACGACCCAATCTTCACCGTGGCAACCGCCGGGGCGTATCAGGTAGAACTGAACAACGCCTCTATTGATGAAGATTTCCTCACCTCGGTAATGGGTTGGACGAAAGACACTACGACGAACGCTGTCTGCGCTCCGTCTACGTATGAATCCCGCTACATTGCATTGCAGGTTAAGTTCGAAGGCAACAAGTGCGTACTTCTCCCGAAGGTGCTCATCGCTCCGAAGCTCGTGTTCGAATCCCTCTCGACCAACGTGGCATACGGTACGCTTACGGGTACTGCAACTTCGGCCAAGCTCGGCACGATGACAAGCGAAACTCCGATTGCATTGCTTACAACTCCGATTCTGACCGTGGCAGATTCAAAATAACAAGAGTAAGGGTTTAGATAAAACAGAAAGGCGGTAGGCTCTGTGCCGCCGCCTTTTTTATTTTGCATATATGGAAAAGGAAGAAAAGAAATACAGCGATGTTGACGTGCAGATGCTCATATCGAGTGTTATGGCTGATTTGCCCAAGCCGATAAAGATAGGAGAGCGGACGTACAACATTCGCGCATTGAGAGCCGGAACGCAGAATTTGATTGCTTTGGAGGCGTGCAAGATTGCCAAGAGCGGCGAATCGTTCGGTGACATCATCAAGCAGTTTGCCTCAAACGTGCCGTCAGTCATACGTGTTATCACGCTTGCCGTTCTGAATGACAAGGATAAGATTTTCGGGGAGGAATACCAACAGCTGTACGACTACATCGAGTGGGAGGTGTCGCCTCGTGAATATCTGAATATTCTAATCGAAGTGTTCAAGATGCTGAACATCGACGCTTTTTTTTTGATTTGCAGTCAAATAGATTTGTTCCGAAATCAGCTGACGAAGAAGAGGACAGAAGCATAATGGTTGAGTCGACTACGTGCATCGGCGATATGGCCGACTTTTTAAAGGCCTTTCCGCAGTTCACGGTCGATTATTATCTATGGGGCTTGTCACTTCCGATGATAAAGATTATGGGTATTGACGCCTCGCATACCTTGTATCTCTCCGAAAAGCAAGCGAAAGAGTACAGAACGTGGAAGTCGGCCCGTAACGCCAAATTGTACGACGACCCCGAAAAGTTTATGAATGATTTAGGATTGCCAATTTTTAAATAATTACAAATATGCCTGATAACTATGGTATAGGCGTGCAACTTGAGTTTGATATTGCCGCCGTGGAAGCGAAAGTCAAGGAGTTTGACAAGATTATCGACGGTATGCGTACCCGAACCGAGGAACAGACAAAACTCATGGATGCGGCTTTCAGAAATATGGCCCAAAGCGGAAGCGGACTTGATGCGCTCATTAATAAAGTCAAGGAGGCTAAGGCGGCAATCGAGGACTTGGCCACCGAAAAGACAGTCACCATTACCGCCAATCTCTCGGGTATGGGGACTACGGCGCAAGCTACCGCCATGTCTTTGTCCGACGTGATTCAAGCGATGTCGCAACTCCGCACGAAGGACGTAGACCTGCTTAAATTCGACGTAAGCGCCGCGAGTGCCGAGGACTTGAGAAAACGTCTTGTCGAGATTGAAAAGACCATTGAAGAGCTTAAAAAGAAGCGTAAGGATGAAAACGGAACGGTTGTTTCAGACCAAGCATTAACGAATCAGATTCGAGCCTTGGAAGAATACGCCCGTGTCCTTAGAATGTCCGATGCGGAAAAGAACAAGCTCCTCTTGGATAAGGGCGCGGTCGTACAGCGTCGGGAAGAGAACAAGCTCCTGACCGAGCAGAACCGCCTCCTTAACGAGCGTGCCAAGCTGTCGAAGCAGATTAACAATCTCTTTGTTTTAAGCGAAAAGAACAGCATTCTCGACATAGAGCCTCTGACCAAAGAGCAAACCAATCTGTATGCCGCGCTTCAAAACAGAATGAACCAAGTTAATGCCGCGTTGACTCAGCTTGCAGAGAAGTCGCAGAATGTTTCCACCGCCACAAAAGATATGTTCGACACGCGAAACAGTCAGGACTATATTACGAAGGTGAAGCAAATCGCTGACTATCATGACAAGCTTAATAAAGAGCGAATCAAGGCGGAAGAGATTGTCAAGGCGCAGAACAAGAGTGCCCTGCAACCTACATCGGAAGAGTTATCGGTTCAACGACAACTCACGTCGCTTTATGCCGAAAAGCTTCGTTACGAGAAAGAGCTGAAGAACATTCAGATGGATACCAAGATTCAAGGCTCGGCTACGGAGGCGCAGAAACAGTACATTCAATACCTGCTCACGAATATCGCGAGATTAAGGGCGGAGATTGATAATGTCGGCAACGGGTACAAGACTATCAGAACGGGCGTGGAAGAGGCGTACAAGCAGGACAGAAGCGACTTTATGGCAAAGAAGAATTATGAACTTGCCGAATCGCTCCGTCGGGTCGAAGAGGCTCGTAAAGCCGCGGAAGCAAAAGCCGCCGCCACAAAGCAAAACGTTTTCACTACATACCTGCAGGACACCTCCGCTCTTCAAACCAAGCTTAACGAAATCAATCAGGACATCGACCGACTGAAAACGTCGGGAGCCGCAAATATCGAAGCGCTTAGAGCCAAGATGCAGGAAGCAACGAGTGCCGCGCAGGAGTTTGCCAGCGTGTTCGAGGTGGGCGGTCTTAAAAATGAAGCGTCGGGCCTGAAAACATCCATCGCAAACTACGAGAATATGCGCACGGCTGGAACTGCATCCTACGCAGACCTTCAGACGCTCGACGATATGAAGAAGCGCTATGCGGATATAATGGCTGTCATTGCCGAGTTTGACAGACTCCAAAACGAAGCCACCAATGCAACGAACAAATTCAACAGTGCCGTATCGAGTCAAAGAGGGAGCCTTGACTTTTTGCAGTATTCAGCACAGCAGGTTGTCGAACAGATTCAGGGCATTGAGAAAGTAAACGCCTCCCTTAATGCTGAAATGGCAAAGGGAACGACGATTAAGGGCCTTGTTAACGAGTACAAGAACTTGGTGAACGAGGCTACGCGCATGAAACAGCTTATCGAAAGTGCGAGAAGTATCGGCATGGATACTTCCAATAACGCGGCATACGATGCTGTTGTGGCTCAATACGGTCAGATTTACGGCAGAATAAGGCAGATAGAAGCGATGAACGTTGACGCAATCAATGAATATCGCGCACAGAAAGAGGCGGAAGCCAATCAGAAGTCTGTCGCAGATTATATCGTCGCCGTTCAGGAAAAGAGCAAAGCCGAAAGCGCCGCCCGAGAAGAAAACTACAAGAAGTACGTCACCTCCTACGAAGGGGTTATGCGTGCGGCACAGAAGCTTGAATCGGGCCGTACATCGGGCGACTACGCCAATACGTATGAGAATCGGGAGAGAGTTATCAAACAGCTGACAACGGCATTGTCGCAACTGTCCGACACAGAGGGGCGGAACAAGACAAAAGCCGAGTCGCTTAGAACGACCATCCAAAAACTCACGGAGGCGCAGAATCAATACAAGGCTGCATTAAAGGGCGTTCAAGCCGCACAAGGAAAGCAGGAAGTCACCGTTGATACTGCAATACGAGCTTACAGCATCGCAAAGCAGACGGGCGCTCTGAAAGATTTGAAAATCGCTTACGACCAACTTAAAACCGCCATGTCGGGCCTGAAATACGGTTCCGAGGACTGGTTTCGGTTGAATGGTATGCTCTCCACGACGAAGGGAAAGATAGACCAAATCAAAACTGCGATGGGCGAGGTTGGTTCCAAATCAAAGAGCACTACAAATACATTGGAACAGCTTAAACGCGGACTCCTCGCGGCATTTTCCATTTCAGCCATCAGAGGGTATATCAACAAGATGGTGGAAGTTCGCGCTCAGTTTGAGCTGCAGAACGTCGCATTGCGTGCCATCTTGCAGAATAAGGACGAGGCGGACAGAATCTTCCTTCAGGTGCAGAATATGGCCTTGCAATCACCGTTTACGATTATGCAGTTGACCACTTACACCAAGCAGTTGGCGGCATACCGTATCGAAGCAAGCAAACTCGTTCAAACGACTAAGATGCTCGCCGACGTATCCGCCGGGCTTGGCGTGGATATGCAGCGACTCATCTTGGCTTACGGTCAGGTGAAGTCGGCCAACTACCTTAGAGCAACGGAAGTAAGACAGTTTACCGAAGCTGGCTTGAACATCGCGGGCGAATTGGCGACATACTTCTCCGAGCTTAAAGGGCGCGTAATTTCCGTCGGTGACGTAATGGATATGATTACAAAGCGCATGGTGAAGTTCGAGGACGTGGAAGAAGTATTCCGTCGCGTAACGAGCGAGGGCGGTATCTTCTTCGATATGCAGAAGAAACAGTCCGAAACGCTTTACGGTCAGGTACAGCGTATCAAGGATGCTTATAACATCATGCTCAACGACATCGGCAAGGATAATCAGTCGTTTGTTTCTCAGGCATTGCAACTCATCCGCATGCTCATTAATCATTGGCAACCTCTTGCGTCCGACCTGAAAGCGTTTCTCTATACTTTCGGGATAGGCAAACTGTTGAATATGTGGAGATTGCAAATTTTAGCAATAGGCGGAAGCCTAAAAAAACTTGGTCTTTTTTTAGCCGAAGCAACAAAAAAAACGTCTAAATTCGCAAACTCTCTTGCAAATATGAGCAATGTCATGCAGGTGGGCATCGGCCTCGGTATTACGTCCTTTATTGCAGGACTCTCCGTTTTGATTCACCTCTTGAACGTGGCAAACGACAAGGCAACAAAAGTAATGCAGGTTATGGCAAGCGCTGACGCCGATGTTGAAGGCGACGCAAACAACGGTATCAACACATACGAACGTCTTGCCGCTACCATTGCGAGTGTTACGACTTCTTTTGAAGAGCGCACCAAGGCTATGGAGGAAATGAAGCGAACCTTCAACGACATTCTTCCTTCATATATGCTTGAACGCGAATGGGTGTCCGACCTGAAAGAGAACCTCCCAAAGGCTACCGCGGCTTTGAGAGAATACTACGACGAGCGACGCAAGCAGAGAGAGCTGGAAGCGCTTCAGAGTGCTAAAACCAAGACCATCGACGAGTTGTTCACCAAAAACGGAATGAAGAACTTTGACGCCATCAAGGATATTTGGCCGCGTGCAACTCTTGATAAAGCCAAGGAAATCTATACGGAAACAATTAGCGAAGGGGTAAAGCAAGGCTATAAAGAGGGTTCGGATTTTGCCGAGCTGTTTGTCAACAAGATGAACGAGTATTACACCTCGGGCATCTACTCTTTGCTTGGCGGCACGAAGAAGCAGTTGAAGGACATCAAGGCGGTTACAGACGATATATTCGATACCAACTGGTGGGGTGACGACTTCAAGAGCGTCATGAACTACACCGAAGCTATCAAGAAATTGGAAGAAGAAACGGGTCTTTCTCTTAAAACAAACACCGAGCACGAGCGGCAGACATTGTTGGTGCTTGAAAAGCAGAAAAAAGAGAGAGAAGAAACGCTTAACACGGTAGAAAATCTCTTCGATAAACTTTCAAAGCTTCAAAAGTCAGGCAAGCTGTCCGCAGACGGAGCGTTCACGAAGGAGGGCGAAGAGGGCTTCCAACAGCTTAATGACCTTTTGACCCAAATGGGAGCCAAGCCTATTTCCAACTTGGAAGAGCTTAACACCCTTCTCGGTTCCAACTTCAGGTTGCAGGAACGAATAAGAAACATCAAGTCAGACTATTGGATTCAGTGGGCGGACGATATAAAGAAGATGACGAACGCCGCAGACCCCGCCAATGCTCTCGTAGAAAAGTTCTCCCAAAATATCAAGGGCGTAGGTGAAGCCGCGAAAGGCACAAGCATCCAACGTGACATTTGGGCGGTAATGCAGAAAATATCCGAAGGTTCTCAGCTCGGCATCGACTCGTTCGTGAACTTTGAAGTTACCGCGCAGGACTCATTCGGTACTGCCGCTGAATCCGCTAAAAAGGCTGGCGAAGCTTTCGAACAGCAAGCAAAGCAATACAAGCAGATTTCAGAGTCTATGGTTTGGGCAGACCCCGAAGCGCAAGCGCAGCTCATTACGGGCTTGACGAAAGAACAGTTCGAACAAGCTCCCGTAATTATCGAGTTTTTCAAAACGCTCGCCAAAGCGCTGGGTGCCTTGGATAAAAATTCGGGTAAGGGTAAAGATACTGTTTCCGAGCTGTGGAAGAATCGTCTTAAAGCTCTTCAGGACTACTACAAGAAGTACGAGGAAACGAACAAGCTTTACAGCGACACGGAATCATTGGAGAAATCCAAGGAAGCTTTCAGAAAATACTTTGAAGAGCTTGGTCTTGATATTGACGAGATTTCTAAGCTTGGTATGGGCAAAGAGGGTGCCGTGCTTAATCTTGAAAAGATGATAGAAGAAGTGCGGAAGATACGTCCTGAACTTGTCGATGAATTTGAAAAGGTTGCCGCCGACTTTCGCGTTGAGATTGGCGTGAAGCTTCAAGAGGACGCTCA